GTGTCAATGTATCCTTTACTGATTGAATTTTGAGTTTTGATTCTTGAGACAAAAAATTGTTGCTTGCAAAACAACCTTTCTTTTCGCTTTGTAAGTTGTGTATAAGTAATAACAAAATCTTTTCCGAGGGAGACAAATCATTATTTGTCAACAATCCATAGGGGATGAAAAATCCCCGAACAATAAATCCTTGATCATTAATCATCATTGTGTTCATTGTTTTTTCTCCTTTCGTTCATATTTACCATATTTACTCTTTTCTCCTTTCATTATTTTTTTTCAAGGGTCGATAGGAGGGAGAGGAGTGAAGTGGGACACTCTCTCTCCCTCCTATCTAATATGAATGAAAGGAGATTATGTAATATTATAGTTTGATTGAATAGTTTGATTGAATTTTTTTTCATCTAAAAAAAACGAAAAAATTTCATACATCAATGAACGTGCCTCAGAAATGGGCATATCGCCAGCATCTTTGTATTTTTCATCAAGGGTTATTACAATAGTCCGCCGCCCTAGGTTGTTGAGGTCGGCGGCAAGATTATCAGCCCGCCTTTGTCCAGCTGGATCATTGTCGAACAGGATGGCGATGTGTTTGAATTCAGCGAGGAGGTTGAGCTGAGCCGCCGAGTAGTTCACTCCATAAGTAGCGACCGCTCCCGGTCCCAGCTTCCAAGCATCAAACACCCCCTCTGTCACTATAACAAGGTCCTTTCCAAAGGTCCGTTTAACCTGATCATAACCATACAATGTATTTTTGATGCTCATTACCTCCAAATTTCTTGGGCAATTTTTGTAACGTAGCGGGTTGTTCTGACTGATGGCCCGCGTAATGAATGAAACTAGGATGCCATTGAACCGGACTGGAATGATGATTCTGAATTTCCACTCACCAATCGGTCCAGTTCCCAAAATTCCCCATGTATCAATCAATTCTTTGATCGCCAAATCGTCAAATCCCCGGTCACGAAGATATTTGCGGTGACAATGGAGGAGACGCCCGGCCCCTTCCGGTAGCCGGGCGGTATTATTTTTGCGCACAATAATGGTGTTATTTTTGGTTAGGATTGACGATTGGTAACACTGTATAGTTCTATGGGCTTGGTATTTTTCGCAGTTTAACAAGGCACAGACTACATCTATTGTACTGTGCCATTCACACCGCCAACAGTGCCAGTAATCACCCTCCAGGTTGAATCCCAAATGCCAACCTTCCCGTGAATTGCAGAATGGGCATTTGTGAATCCAACCCGGGCGGCTGTGCTTATGTCCCTCAGTGATATATTGAATGGAATAATCATCCAAGAAACGTTTTGCATCAAACATTGTTTTCCTCTTCTTTATGAAGGGCCTTCATTTCATGCCGGCGCCTTCTGCATGCTTTTAAGTATTGTTGAAGTAAATCATATTTTTCACAATATCTTGTGTTATTACAAAAAAATTCACATAGTGTAACATCAACCACTTTTCCACCCATATCCTTCCAAGGGCAATCTTTTGGAGGATTTTGAAGCAGCCCTCCTTTGATGGTGATGGGAATAATTTTTGTGGTGCGTTTCATTTTGTCATCTCCTTTTTGGCCTCTTTGCGGGCCATCATGCGGTTTAATAATTCAGTCAACATGTGATCTTCTTCAAACGGTTGGCCATCTAATATGGAGGATAAAACATTTGATTTGTAATCCAACAATTCGGCGATATCTTCCTCAATGGTGCCTGCTGCTAGCAGATACCAAGCATTGACTGAGTCAGCTTCCTGGCCAATACGGTGAACCCGGTCCTCGGCCTGGGAATGTTCACCAGGTGTCCAGCCCAACTCGATGAAACACGTGTTCGAAGCGGCGGTCAACGTAATGCCCGCGCCCGCTGCTTTAATATTGCCGATGAACAATTTGATTTCCGGATTGTTTTGAAATTGATCGATGGCCTGTTGGCGGGCTTGTTGAGAGGTTGATCCATCGAGCCGTACACCCGTTGAGGAAAATTCCTTCATTAACCAGTCTATAGTTTCTGTGTGAGTACAGAACACGACCAGCTTCTCCCCTGATTCAATGAAATCATTGATCCAGGGGATGATTTGGCTCATTTTGCCTTTCAATGCAAGTTGTTTTAAATATTCAATTTTGACCAAGGCTTCGGCTCTGGCCGCTTTCATGGCCGCATCGAATCCAACCTCTTTGGTCAACCAGCCGATGAAATTATTTTCCGCATTGGCGTACTCAGCCAATGTTCCATTTTCCATTTCAATGGGGATCACGGTCCTTTGTTTGGGGGGGAGGTCCTTCAAAACGTCCCGTTTCATCCGGCGGATCATAATGGTGCCGGTCAATAGTTGATGTAATTTTCCCGTGTTGGTTGCGCCATTGAAATCCCAACCAAATCGGGTATGGCGCGCGCCACAAAATTCTTGGGCAAATTTGAAGCGTGATGGAAACAATTTTGGATTGATCAACCGGATTGTGTTGAAAAATTCAATTGGTCGATTTATGATTGGCGTGCCGGAGAGACATATTACGTGGGGGATTTTCCATCCCATCCCGTTGTCCTTGTCCATAATTACCTTTGTCCGGATCGCCTTAAAATTTTTGATATAATGTGATTCATCGAGTACCAATATCTGAGGATCAAGGGAAAGCAAAGCATCCTTCCAATATTGGATAATGTCATAATTGATGATGTAAATATCCGCCTTGGGGAGGTGCTTCCCTCCCTGTCCTTTGAGCACGCAGACGTTCTGGGGTTTTACAAACCACTTTTTTATTTCCCTGGCCCAATTCTGCTTGACGGTCGCCGGGCACACCACGATAGCCGGCCGGATATCGGGATGAATGGCTAGCCAGCCTATAGCCTGGATGGTTTTTCCCAAACCCATTTCATCACCGATCAAAGCACGGCCATTCTGGGCGTTGATGAAGGCGATTCCCTCCACTTGGAAAGGGCGTAACGTTCCCGTCAGCGCCTTTTCAATCCCCACTTCCGCCTCTTGCTTTTTTTCCTTCACGTGATTCTTGAGTGAGGAGATGTCGAATCCGAATTGAGCCAACTTGTCAATATTGAACTGATTCAAATCAGCCGTCCAGAATGGGGGTTTCACATCACCGTGGAACCAACGGCCCGATAGGGTTTTGACTTTGGCCACCAGTTCCGGATCGTATTCAAACCGGATTGCGATCTGACCTTTCCATTCCCGAACCTCCTTTTCAGGGCGTACTGGGGCTTCCTTTTTCATCGGGCGGGACGTTTGCGGTACCGTGGAGTCCGCCCCTTCATCCCTTTTCTTTTTGATCTCGACCGGTTGATAGCCGATGTGTTCCAATTGGCCACAATATTTCAACAGACACTTCCGCACAAAGGCGATCTGTTTGGGGGACAGGAATCCGTGCTCAATATAAAATTGGGCCACGTCAGAAAGGAAACCCCCATCGGTTGAGTTGAACCCCATCGCATTTTGATACCGTGTCTCACGCCGCATCTGTTCGTCCGCCGTCTGAAAAGAGTACAGACGAATCAGGGCCCCGACGCAATGTTCATCACTCTTCGTTATGTTGTCTTTGATTTCATCCCGGTTCATTTTGCACCTCCCAGAAATAGCCGCAATTCACGGCAACCCTCTTCAATCTCTTTTTTTCTCAGTCCACTTTTCTCCAACATTGATTTCATTGCGGATATTTTCCTCTTGCGAGGAACATCCCAATGGATCAACACTCGGATGATCGTTTTGGCTTGGGGGGATAGTTTGGCGATCCTCTCACCTTCCTCAATCTCCTCGATGTGATCCTTTTCGTCCTGTAGTACCGGTACACCCCGGTTGAACCCTTGCCACCGCCGGCAGAACCGGTACATCCCCTGTTTCATCGTGATGAAAAACCATGTAACAAAATTTGCCTTATCCGGCTGCCAGCTATCTTGGGCACTCATGAATAACAGGTAGCCCTCCTGCGCCAAATCCTCTTCCGGTACGCCATATAATTTGGAATATTTCCAAGCCAGTTTGTGAACCATGCGGTTGTAGTTGAAATAATTCATTGATATTCTCCTTTATATAAAAAGTAACCAGGGGGCAGAACGTTCTGCCCCCTGGACGCAATCTACTATTCTTTTAATAATTCATTTTCCCCATTTTGAATCTTGCCAGAAAATACCATCATTAAATCATCGAGGAACCGCCGGCCCAGCCACATTGTTTTTCCAATTTTACGCATCATCCCCCTCGCAGCGGCTTCACACCCAACCATACAAGGGGAGGAAAATTGAATCAACCTTACGCAAGTAACGGGGACGGGATTTTGCGGATCTTGCCACTCTTGCCACGCATCCCAACCTGTGGATTCATACAACGTGTAATATGACGCATCAAGCTTGTTATTGATTTTGTCCCAGTTTTTGATTAAAATGCGTCTGCCAACTTGGTAGAATGTTCTTTTGAAATGATAATCTTCTTTCACCATGATTGGCTTCAACATTGTCGTTCTCCTTTTTGTTTTTGATGCCGTTCACTCAGAACGGTTTGAGTGGAGTAGGTATCCATCCTACTCCACTCCCTATCGGCCTGAGTGTTATTTGACGACGTAAGTGTGATGTTTTATTTGATGTATTTGATGTACTCTTTTGCCTTTGCCCGTGTGGCAAATGCCATCGGGCATTCACTGTTTTTCCAAGTGACATAATATCCTGTGTCGGTGTCGATGATCCCCCAGCGGTAACCAGGTAGGGAGATTCCAAACGTACCGTGACCCCAGTAACTACCCTGTCCACCACGGCCATCGTCATAGGTCATTTTTTTCACTACATACTTCGCTTTCATTGTGGTTCTCCTTTTCTGTTTTTATCCACTCTCCTGGAGTGGTTTGAGAGGGCTGATACGTTATACCAGCCCGCTCCGGATCACATCAGGAAGGTGTGTTCTTGAGGGTTTACTTCGTGTTGCGTTTGGGCTTGCGTACCCAAGGGGTGATCGCCATTCCACCCAAACCGGGGGCCATCTTCTCCGCCGCCTCAAACGCCTCATCCTCGAGGCTCATCAGTTCCTCTTCATATTCGTCCCGCTCTGGCTCATCGGCCATCGAGAGGAGGTAAGCATCGAGTTCAGCGGCGCACTTGGGGCAGAATTCATCCCGCCCCTCGAATTCAGATTCACAATTTACGCATCGAGTCATTGTCGTTCTCCTTTTTGTTTTTGATTCCGTTCACTCAGAACGGTTTGAGTGGAGTAGGTATCCATCCTACTCCACTCCCTATCGGCCTGAGTGTTATTTGACGACGTACCGGCAGCGGGCTCTATCCCACCGCAAGTTACGGAGCATTTCGTCTTCAATTTCCTCTTGACGGATTCTTTCTCTTTCATGCTCCAGCCACTTTTGGTGGCGCATTTCTACGCATGCGGTGCAGTCTTTTTCGGCCAGTTCACGAATGCGCGCTTTGGTCCGGCGGCTTCCTTCCTTAGCGCCAATCAATTCATGAACTTCCTCGTGTCCGCAGATGTGGGTGATATTAACGGTAAGGTTGTGTTTCATCGACGTTCTCCTTTTTGTTTTGGTTCATTTGAACCTTTGATCTATCATCATGTCTATAATATAGTCGAAACAGAAAGGAAAGTAAAGAGGGAAAACAACTTTTTTTGATTTTTTTTTCAATTTTTTTTGCACTGTTGAAAAATTCAATAACCTACATTAATTATTGTATTTATATCTTCCATTTTGTAGAAATAACCTCATTTCAGAGAAAAAAATCCAGCTGATGCACAACTTTTTTCTTTCATTTCCATTCCAAAATCGGGAAAACCACTATTTTTTTTCTGTCAAAATTATAAATTAAAAGCAATAAGGCCAGAATAAAGGATTCAAAATGATGCCAAACCAGCCAAAACGATTTTGCAAATACGTTAATTGCAATGTACGCGTACCCGCCGGTACATCCTATTGCACAAAACATAGATCTATCATTGCGCGTTCAATGAGAGAATCTTTCTATCAAAAACAAACTGATCCTCTGTACAATACTATTCTTTGGCGTAAAGTACGCGCCTCCTTCCTACGTCAGCATCCTCTTTGCGTACATTGCAAACAAGCAGGCTACATCGTTCCAGCCACAGAAGTGGATCATATTCAACCTCACCGGGGAAACGAATCTCTCTTCTGGGATGAATCCAACTTCCAGTCCCTTTGCAAATCATGTCATTCAACTAAAACGCGAAAGGAAATGGGCCGTGAAATCCAATAATCCAATTGTTGAAGCCGGTAAACATCACCGTGATTATTATGAAAAAATCTTCCTTGATCGAATGAATCATCCAAAACCGTACATATCCCGTACATATGATTCTAATGTCACTGATATTAACAGACCGGTCACGACCGATTCTCATGATTGTATTACTGAACATGATTGCATTACTGAAATGGAGCAACTTCAATGAAGATTATTCCGTCCATGCCCGCTTGGTCGAAATTGATCAATACACAAAATCCCTTGAGATTATTGGCGTTTTTGTTCCATTTGATGTGTGTGAATTCCGTCCATGCCCGCTTGGTCGAAATTGATCAATACACAAAATCCCTTGAGATTATTGGCGTTTTTGTTCCATTTGATGTGTGTGAAATCAAAAACAATGGGCCCTGTGGGTATGGGTTCAAAATCTCGCCGGCATTCACCAGCGAAATCGCAGCGTGCTCGCGCAAATTTGCGCGTGGATTTCCGGTATTTAATGCATCACAATTCCGTCCATGCCCGCTTGGCTAGAATGGAGAATCAAAATGGGTGTTAGAGGTCCAGTCCCACTACCATCAAAGGTCGTCAACATTACAAAAACACTTCACCGTCCGAAGCAGAGTGAACCAGAGGGTGAATTGAAACAGAGGGTTCATCCACCTTCAACATTGCCGAAAGAGGCGGTCAAGATCTGGAAACGGTTGATTCCAGAATTGAAAAAAATCAATCTACTCTCCAACTTGGATATGGATGCTCTGGTACGGTATTGTATCACTGAAATGCTTTATCACCGTGCGATCAAGCAATGTATGAAAGAGGGATTCACAGTCGAAAACCGGTATGGAGAAACAGTCATTCATCCGGCAGCCCGTCAGGCAAATGAATTGGGACGTATGTTGACTGTGATGGCGCAACAGTTTGGATTGACGCCAGTAGGCCGGTTACGCATGCGTGCTCCCATCCCATCAAAGCCTAGTAAGGAGGAGGCTTTGGAAACATTTTTGTTTGGTGAGAAGGAGAAAACCAAATGAAGCGTCTGGCTCCGCCTCCATCCCGCAAATATGAAATCAATTCTGTTCAGATGGCTCAGGACTATATTGATGATGTAGTCTGCGGACGGTTGAAAGTAGGTAAATTGGTCCGCTTGGCGGTTGAACGCCATTTGGATGATTTGGAAAATGCTTCCACGAGGGGATTTTATTTTGATGAATCGGAAGCAGACCGGGTATTGAGATTTTTCAATTTGTTGAGACATTCCAAAGGACGTCAATGGGCAGGGGGGAGATTCATTCTTTCCCCCTGGCAGGCATTTATCATTTACGTTTTGTTTGGGTGGAAAAGGGAACAGGATGATTCAAGGCGGTTCCGCACTGGATATGTAAGCGTGGCCCGTAAAAATGGAAAATCAACTTTGGCTGCCGGTATTGGGATCTATTTGTTGCTTGGAGACAATGAACCAGGTGCTGAAGTATACAGTGCGGCAACAAAGCGGGATCAGGCCAAAATTGTTTTCAATGAAGCGCGTAATATGTTTCTTCAATCGGATGATCTCTCCCGTTTTGTAAGGCCTTACATGAATTCAATATTGGTTCCATCTACCACTTCCAAATTTGAACCTCTCTCTTCTGATGCACGTTCTCTCGATGGACTCAATACTAGTGGTGCTATTATTGATGAATTTCACGCCCATTCTACCCGCGAGGTGTGGGACGTTATCAATACATCCACGGGTTCACGTTTTCAGCCGTTGATATTCACGATCACTACAGCGGGCCATGAGCTGGAATGCGCATGTTTCGAGTTAGAGGAATTTGCCGTCCAGGTATTAAGAGGAACCGTACCAGATGATTCTCTATTTGCTTATGTGGCGCATATAGATGAAGAGGATGATTGGAATGATCCGGCTTGTTGGGTCAAGGCCAATCCCAACTTGGGTGTATCGGTTTCTTTGGATAATCTGATGGAACAATTTGAACGTGCCCGCAAAATTCCATCCGAGCAAAATGCTTTCAGGACCAAGCGGTTGAATATGTGGGTACAGCAATCAGAACGTTGGATTGATCTCGGACTCTGGGATGAAAATGAAGCAGGAGGAATAGAGGATATATCTCAGCTGCTTCATCGTGATTGCTATGGTGCTTTAGATTTGGCTAGTGTTTCTGATTTAACGGCATGGGTTACTCTATTCCCCCGTCCAGATAATTATGAAGAGATGGATGTATTATGCCGTTTCTGGTGTCCAGAAGCGAGATTGTATGATGATCGTAACCGCTACCGGTTTTCTTACCAAAAATGGAAACAGATGGGGTGGTTGACGACCACTCCAGGGGATGCGATTGATTATGATCGTGTGAAAAAGGAAATCCTCGAGGACATTAACCGGTATAATTACCGCACTATTACAGTCGATATGGCCTTCCAGGGATATAAATTTTGTCAGGAGCTGGAGGAGGCTTGTCCTGGTATTGAGATCACAGGGATGCGTCCTGGTTTAGTGACGATGAGTCCATTGGTAGATAGCCTTGATTTGCGATTGTTGAAACGTTTTGTTCATCACCGCGGAAATCCTGTACTACGGTGGATGGCGGACAACGTCACGTTGAAATGGGATGGAACGGGACAACTCAAGAAGCCGGTCAAACAAAACAGTCAGTGTAAGATAGATGGGATCATTTCATTGCTTATGGCCTTGGATGGATTGATGCGTGATACAAATCAAGGGCCTGTAGGGGAGTTTATAATAATATGAGTTTATTATTTGACTTGATATTCATTTCAGGTGTCTGTATATTTTTGTACGGAACGTGGTTATTTTATCCACCAATATCGTATATGCTATTCGGAGGGATGCTTGTTTTGTTCGCCGTCCGTGCAAGACAAATAATGAAGGGGCCACTTCAATGATCTTGGATCTGTTATTAGGACGGTTGTTACGGTTCCAATCGGAAACACGTACCTTCAGTCTTCAAAAATTTGCTTCTTATATGGATCAATGGATTGATGGGGGGTACAAAACATCTTCAGGTATTCAGTTGAGTACTGATGGCGCCTTGGCAGTGGCGGCGGTTTATGCTTGTACACGTAAGCTGGCCGAAGGTGTATCCACTTTGCCTCTGATATTATATCAGAGGGTCGCTAAGGATGGGAAAAAAAGGGCTACCAATCATCCATTATATCCATTGTTGCGATACAGTCCTACACCTGAAATTTCAGCATGGGAATTTTGGGATTACATAATTCAATCCGCAGTGCTGAGGGGCAATGCTTATGCCCGCATAATCAGGAATCGCCGGGGTGTAATTACCAAGCTGATCCCTTATCACCCAGACCGGATGGAGCCGAAAGTGGAGAATGGAACGTTGTATTATGAATTTTCCCGCAATGATGGATCCAAGGAACGTATTGATTTGGATCAGTTGTTCCGTGTGCGGGGACCTCTTTCGAAGGATGGCGTAACTGGTTTGAATATCGTTGAACAACTCTGCGAGGTGTTTGGTCACGCCCGTGCTTTGGATGATTATTCGTCCAAGATGTTTTCCAAAGGCGCGCGCTTGTCTGGTGTGCTTCAATATCCACGCCGTTTTGCTGATAGGAGTGTACAGGAACGTCTGGTTGAATCCTGGAACAGAATGATCTCTGGTCCAGATAATGCTTACAAGGTCGCCATACTCGAGGATGGAATGACGTTCCAACAAATATCGATGACTGCCGAAGATGCCCAGCTTTTGGAAGCCCGGAAATTCAGTGTCGAGGAAATTTGCCGCGTATTTGGTGTGCCACCTCACAAAATAGGTCATCTGGATAAGGCTACATTCAGCAATATTGAGCATCAGGATTTGGAGTGGGTACGTGACTCGATACGGCCCTGGCTGATTCGTATAGAACAATCAATATACCGTGATTTATTTACTGAGGAGGAAAAGAGGAGTGATAAACTGTTTGCTGAATTCCTAGTGGATGGCCTATTGCGCGGAGACACTGCTACGCGTAATCAGTCGTACGCAACCGGCCGGCAGTGGGGATGGTTATCTATTAATGATATCCGCCGCCTCGAAAATATGAATCCAATCGCAAAAGGCGGGGATGATTATCTGATGCCAGTGAATATGAAAGTGATTGGTGAGCCCGAGAAACCAGAATCACCTCAGGCACCTATACCTGCTGGTCCCGGTAATACACCCGCAATTCAACCCGCTACTTCAGCTGAAGCCGAAGAGGAATCATCCGCTTCTCTTGTTAGTTCCCCCGCCATCGCCGACACACCACCCGATGTCGAGGTAAGATTTTTGGAATTGGATGTGTATAATCGTTTGACCAGTTCAATACGGCGTTTATTTTATGAGGGGATGGGGCGGGTAATCAGAAAGGAAATCAATGCTGTAGAACGTCTGTTCAAAAAGGGGTTGCCTGATTCAGAATGGCGTGAACGCTTGAAGGAATTTTATCTTGATCATCGTGAGTTCGTATTTCAAATCGTGAATCCGATACTTTCCGCTTACGCCGAGACACGCTTTGGTATTTGTTCCGACCAAACGGAGATGTATATCCGTGAGTTTTGCGAACGTTATTGTGATCGGAATTGTACGGAATACATGGAAAATAATGTATCCGACATAATTTTGTCCTGGAAAAATGACAGAATTTCTGACATTTTTGTGGAAGAAATGAATAATTTTTCCACTTTTTTGCTGGAAAAAATAACACAAAATAAACAAGGGGGCCAAGCCGATGCCACTTCCGAAACCAAATAAAGGTGAGTCAAAAGAGGATTTTCTGAACCGTTGTATGGGCAATGATACAATGAATGAGGAATATCCAGACAATAGTCAACGGTATGCCGTGTGCCTAAGCCAGTGGGATTCCAAAGAAAAGGACAATTATAAGGCATTTAAAGAGCAGAGGGTGTACGGAAATACAGACCTGTCAGTGATTGTTCAATCTCGTGGCGGTATTGACTCAACATCGAATGATTCAATCAACGTAGGGTTGGAACGTATTCTGATCACTGGTCATGCTGCTGTGTTTAATCAATTGTCCGAGCCTTTGGGATTTTGGTACCGATTCCAAGAAAAAATTGAGCCAGGAGCATTTGCTAATGTGCTCAACAACGATGTACGGGCTCTATTCAATCATGACGACAACCTGATTTTAGGGCGCACGACTAATGGAACGTTAGAGTTGTCTGAAGATGAAATCGGGTTGTTCGTGCGTATTGAACCTCCTGATACTCAGTTGGGCAGGGATGTTTTGTCCTCCATTAGGAGGAAAGATATCACTCAGATGTCTTTTGCTTTCACTGTCGCCGAGGATGGGGAGACTTGGTTTGAGGATGAATATCACAACGTGATCAGGACAATCAAAAAAGTAGAACGTCTGTACGATGTTTCCCCTGTAACGTTCCCTGCATATCCTCAAACAGATGTTTCTGCCAGATCGGAAACCGACAGGGAATATATTGGATATTTGGGTTACCGCAAGTTGGGTATTCATCGGAAAGTGAATCGTGATTTTTCAAAAAATCTTGCATTGCGCAAGCTTCAAATCGATTTGCTTGAAATGGAATGAAAAAAATATGTAATAAAAAAAAACAGTAGTTTGTTTTTCGGTTTAGCAGTATCATATATATAGAAGTGAAAGTGAACGGGTGTTTCCGAAGAAACAAACGTTTTTCACTTACAAATACAAGTCACCAACCCCTCCAATCCGATGATTGTCAGAAGTTGGGTAACAAAATCCTTGTTATCTGATGTTGTGTATTTATCCTTGTGTATTTATCCTACAGATGAAGGAAGGCAAAAATGATGAACGACAAAATCAAAAAATTGCGGGCAGAGCGCAAAACGATAATCGAAAAAATGCGTGCTCTTTTGTCTACAGCAGAACAAGAAGGACGGGATTTGACTGAAGAGGAAAACAAATCCTATCAGACTATGCAGGATCAGGTCAAATCCCTACAGGCCCGTGAAGAACGGGAAATTCAAATATTTACTCTGGAGACTGAGCTGGGTGAGGTAGCGCCCGAGGATCAGCGGGCAAATGAAGATATTCAATCTGGTGCTATGCCTCCGGCCGCGCCTACGTATCAGCAGCAGCAGCAGCGCAAAGACAAGATTGAAGTAATGAGACAGCCTACTTGGCGTAGTTTTGGTGAATTCCTCGTTGCTGTTAAACGTTCTGCCGATCCCGATGTAAGTGATCGTGATCCTCTTGTTCAACGCCTCCGCGGATCTCAACAGGAAATGCGTGAAATTTCCGGTATGTCTGAGGCCCTTCCCTCTGAGGGTGGCTGGCTAGTTGGTCAGGATTATGCTACTGATCTGATCCAGAGAACCTATGAGACAGGCCAGCTGCTTTCGCGCGTGCGCCGGATTCCGATTGGACCCGGCAAAAACGGAATCAAAATCAATGCTGTTTATGAAACATCCCGGGCCACGGGTTCCAGATGGGGCGGCATCCAGGTATATTGGATCGGAGAAGGAGAGTCACTTACAGCTAGTCATCCCAAATTCCGGCAGCTGTCTCTGAATTTGAAGAAGGTGGCGGGGCTGTTATATGTGACTGATGAGTTGTTAGAGGATGCCGTTGCTTTGGAATCAACGGTCACCCAAGCCTTTCCACTCGAATTTGCGTTCATCATCGATGACGCCATATTCCGTGGTACGGGAGCTGGCCAGCCATTTGGCTTTATTAATTCACCAGCCGTGGTGACTGTTTCCAAAGAGGTGGGGCAAGCATCAGGAACTATCACAGCCAAGAATGTTTTGAATATGTGGTCCCGCTGCTGGGGCCGTTCGCGCCAAAACGCCGTTTGGTTTATTAATCAGGATGTCGAGCCGATGTTGAGTCAGATGAGTCTCCCGGTTGGTACGGGTGGCGTGCCGGTATACATGCCTGCTGGCGGAGTTTCTGGGGCGCAATATACTACTTTGTTTGGCCGGCCAGTCATTCCCGTGGAACAGTGCTCTACATTGGGTACAGTCGGGGACATAGTTCTGGCTGATCTCGGCGAGTATCTTTTCATCGACAAGGGTGGTCTCCAAACCGCATCTTCTCTTCACGTTAGGTTCTTGTATGATGAAATGTGTTACCGGTTTATTTACCGCTGTGACGGGCTGCCTACCTGGAACAGTACGTTGACGCCATACAAGGGCAGTAACACTTTGTCCCCGTTTGTAGTTATTGAGTCCAGGTAGCGACAAAATAATAAATGATTGGAGGATACCAAAATGGTACAATCAGCATTCCTCAATGAGCATAAGGTTGTTCTGGCGGGCGCCAGTTCTTTCGTCGCCAGTTTTTCTGATTATTCAAATGGTAACCCTGCTACTGATGTGATTAGTATGGCCAATTGGGACAGGGTCATTTTTGTTTTGGCCAAAGGCGCAGGGGCTGTAGGTACAGCTACTATTACGATTCAATCATGCGATGATACCACGCCAACGACCGCTACAGCCATTCAGTTCTATTACAGATATTCCACTGGTGGAACTGATACATTCTCTGAATGGAAAATTAATGCCGCCTCTGGAGCAACGACTGGTGTGACGACAGTTGCAGGCGCCGATCAAATTTACGAATTTACCGTGACCAGTGATATGCTTCATGGTGATGATAAATACGTGCGTTTGAAGGTTGATGAGGTGGACTCAACGGCGGTAAATGGTTGCATCATCGCCATATTGTGCGAACCTCGTCATGCCGATCCGACCAACTCGCCTACTGTGTTGTCGTGATTTTATGTCGTAGGGGTTGGGGCACAAGGTAAGCAAGGGCAACTGCCAGCGTTGCGGATTGCCGAGCAAGGAGCGGTACAGGCTGGCGACGAAATGCTTGTGCAGGAAATGCGTCGAGCAGGCGTTCGAGCGGAAGATAGAAAAGTGAAATTAGTAAACCCAGGGCCGGAGCACATCCTAACAAAATATTTCCTCAATAGTTATAGCTTTGGAAATGTGCGTTGGGACTACCGGTTGGGGAACCGCCCGGCCCTGGGATTCAAATCGCAAAAAGGAGTCGAATTATGACTGATAGAGAATCAGTAGCATTTCATTCAGGAAGAGAGAGAAGTTGTGTATCCCGAACGTGAAGATAAAACGATTGTGATTCTCATCGAGGAAGCCGATCCATGATGCCGTGGATTACAGGAATATGTAGAGGATGCGTTATTCGAGCGCGGATACGATGTTACCGTGGAAACGGAGTGGTGATGATGTTAAAAGCGCCGTTCCCGTATTTCGGTGGGAAATCACGGGTAGCGAATGTGGTATGGGAACGTTTGGGGGACGTGTACAACTACGTGGAACCATTCTGTGGATCGCTAGCGGTACTCCTGCAACGGCCCGGCGATCATGAGCGGAAGTGCGAGACCGTAAACGACAAGGACCATTTCCTAGCGAATTTCTGGCGGGCGGTCAAAAACGATCCGGAAGCCGTGGCTGAGTGGGCGGACTGGCCAGTAAATGAATCAGATTTACATCCCCGTCATGTATGGCTGGTAACCGAAGGCGCGGAGAGGATCGCTGGGATAAACAGCGATCCATTCCTATACGACGCGCAGGTTGCGGGATGGTGGCTGTGGGGGCAGTGTATATGGATCGGTTCAGGGTGGTGCAAAAACAAGGTAACAAAACAAATTCCTCACCTCGGTGACGCGGGGAAGGGGATAAACCGTCAACTCCCTCATCTAGGCACCGCAGGAATGGGGGTAAACCGAAACTCCGGACGTATGACCCGCCGGGAGTACATTTTGGATCAAGTCATGAAAATCCGTGACCGTCTCCGGGACGTTCGTGTTTGTTGCGGGGACTGGAAACGTGTGGTGACGCGCGGCGCGTTGAACTGCGGCTCCACTGTCGGAATATTCCTTGACCCGCCCTATTCATACGGAACCAAGCGGCAAGACGACCTATATGCAAATGAAATGGCGGACACGTCCGAGGTGTTTAAGTGGGCGGTGGAGCACGGAGACGATCCGCGCCTCCGGATTGCACTATGCGGCTACGATGGGGAATACGATATGCCGGATACGTGGTCTTTACATAAATGGAAGGCAAACGCCGCCTACAAGAGTCATCGCGGGGACCAGACAGGGAATAGACATCGCGAACGGATTTGGTTTTCTCCGCATTGCCTTCAAGAACGGAATTATTTATTTGAATGTGAAAATAAGGAGTGGTTTTCATGAAACCGAAGCCGCCGCTAAAAAACATGCCCGCGAACCTTTACATCACGCTGGATGGACATGAGTTCCGACAAGTCAATCCTCAAAAATGGCTGCACCCGCTGA